CGCGAACGAAGTGGGGAGATTGCGCTTGTGCAGCGGTCGCCATCAGGCACGCCGTAACCGCTGCGGTTAGTCCCAGGAGGTACTTTTTGTTCATGGCGCCGATTCTCTGTCGGCGCGCGTGTCATGTCAAATCACGCCGGCACAATGAATTTTTCTTTGCCCAGGAAAAGATTGCGTTCGCTCTCCCGTCGACGTGTCAGGCCACGCAACACTTTGCCGCCGGCCTTGTTCCACTTTGGCAATTCGTCAGCTGCGCCTTGGTAATCGCCAGCGTTCAGTTTTTTCAGAAGCGTGGATTTATGAAGCGCACCCGTGTTGAAATCGAAACTGACGAGTGCGTCGAACTGATCGTCATTGAGCGGAACCTTTACGAAACTCACCACCCGTTCACAGAATGTCTGCATGTCATGCTTGAGCAGTTCGTGGGCGTCGGCCTCGGTAATTGTGCGACCGGAGAATACCGTGCCATCGTTATGTCGGATGCCGGTATGACCCCAGCCGATTGTCCAGATGCCCACCGGGTCTTTGTAAGCCTTGAGGAACAGGCTCTCGAAATGCTTCACCAATTTCAAACCACGCTCGTTGATGTATCTCATTTATTGTTTCCGTTAGCTTCCATGCGCCCAGTGGCTCGACCGCCGATGAAACCAACCAGTGCACCGACGATGGTAGTGGTGATATTGGTGACTGCTTCCGCGCCGCGTGATATGTCCATTGTCGGATAAATGAACCGACCAATCGCCAGACTAACCACTGAGAGCAACAAAACGCTCCCAATCGTGAGCGTCATAAGAATCACAACAATGTCTATCGTTGAACGGTTCTTAAACATATTATTGCGAGTTACGCGGAGGCAGATGTCCGCCGCCGCCGAACGTTGTTTCCTTGCTGTTATCAATAAAAAGATGCTGCGAATCGTCCATGCCCGTGAGCGTCGCCCAGAATTCCACGGTGTCGCCAACGGTCAGGCACGCCAAGGCAATCGGGCTCGTGTAGGTCGTAACCGATCCGCCGTTCTTGATGTAGTGGATCACCGATCCGTTTGTGGTCGCTGCGAGAGTCAGATTGCCGCCGCTGTGGTTGAGCACGCCGGAATAACTCCAAGTCGGCGCGGCGCACTGCTGCGTCGGCGTGGGTTGCCCTGGTATCTGCTGCACCTTCGTGTAATGCGCGATCAATTCGCGTGAGTACCGTCCGCTGTCGGCGTAATAGCGCACTCGCAACGTCGTCGTTGCCTGAAGATTGATCGTCGTATACGCGCCGGCGTATTTCGGCCATTCCAGCGAACTGCCTGTCACTTCCGTGCCGTCACGGGTCAAACGCACTTTCATTCCCGCCGGCGGACTGGCAACGTTGATATGGAGATTGCCGGCGAACGCGGACGGTGCCGGGGTCAGCGTCGGCGCGGGAATGTTGCCGAACCCGATCACCGTGTAATTGATCGGCGTCACAACGTTCAGGTCGTAATCCAGGTCTGCGGTGAACGGCTGCAATTTGACCATGATCGCCGTGCTCGGAACGAACCCGCTGTTGTCCAGAAGTTTCAGGTGCTGGCGATACATGAAAAAGCAGTTGGCATTGAGCACGTGCGCCTGCGTCTGGGTGCCGAACCGGCCGCGCTTGATGAACATGGCAAAGAGCCCGTGACCGTATGGAACGATGCGACCGATCGACATTACCTCCGCGTCCACGAAGCACAGCAGATTGTCGTCCGCCCATTGCGCGTCTGTCTGCGACACGATCAGGTCGTGGCCGATGCCGAACAGGTAAACGCCGAACCCGGTTTCGCCTGTGCCTATGGCGTGGCTGAGTCGCCCGAAATACGCGAACGAACTTGAACTTTCGTCGTTAGGCACCTGCTGATAGGTGGTGCCCGAATCGAAACTGATCCAAGTACGAAAGCTTTGCACTTCCACGTTGCCGCGAACAGCCAGGGCGATCAGCTGCGTGTCGTATTTCTGGTCTGCCTTCAGGTAGGGCACTTCCACGATGCGCGACTGCCAGATTGCGCGCGGACCCAGCACGAATCCGCCGGGGCCTTGGAACCCAGGCGGATGATAAATCGACGGCCATTTGCTGCGATCCCATTCAACGGTCAGCACCGCCTTGGCCGACGTGTCCGCCTGATATTCGACCTCCTGCAGTCGCAGGAGAAAACTCAGGTTATAAAACCCTGAGTTGTAGGTGAAAAGTTTTCCGGGCAACATGCCGTTGTCAGTCAGCCATTCACGTTTCACGGTCAGATTGCCGGCGGTAAACGGGAGTGCCATGATCGCGCCCATCTCGCGCGCGTATTGTTTTGCCAGGTTCGCGTCTGTCAGCCAGGGACGCTGCAAAGTTTCAGGGCGCGGCTGCCCCGTGATCCTGAAATTGTTCGCGTCCCGATAAATCTGCACGTAATCGTTGTAATGATGCTGGCGATCCTTGTAGACGACAGTGATCTCGTTGAAGGTCGGGCCCCATCCCTGCGGACTGAGCGCAGGTTCGCCTAACAAATCGTCGTCCGTGAGCGTTGCGCTGCTCACAGGCGCGCCGTGCGAGTAGAGCCCGACCTCGATCATCGTGCCGTTACGCCGAATCCAGCCATCGTAATATTCCAGAAGTTCGGCAATGATCTGCCTGAAATCTTCCTGCTGCGTGATCAGCGGGCTGATGCGCGCGCCCAGGGATTCCAAGGCGTTGTACGCACTGCTGAAAGTCGTGGTGTTAAGGAATGCGTCCGGGAGTCCCATGCCGAAACGCGTGTCGGTCAGCCAATCGTAAAGAACCGCGATGGGATTAACACCAAGATCGTCTGCGGCAATGGCACCGTTGTTAATCCACGGACAGCCACGCTTGAGTTCGAGCTGGATGTTCTGGACGCTGGTGCGATCTCGTCCGAGCTTCCAGTCCTTGAATACTGCGTAACACTGCCCTCGATAAGCGGGATGATTGTCATAGTGCCCACTGTACGGGTTAACGTCGCCGGCCACAAAATTATTGAATACCGTGTCGCCCGTGCCGCCCGTCGCCGGCGGATAGGTGGTTGAATCGTTAGGATCAATGCCGCCCGTTGCAATGCCGCGCGGCGAAAGCAGCACGCTGTCGATGGGCTGCGTTTCGGTGCCCCAGTAAAGATGGATCGTGCCGAGGTCTGTGACCTGGATGATTTCCTTGTTGGCACTGCCGCGCTGAATGTTCCCGCTCCAGCGGATGTCGCTGTCGACAATCACGGCGTAAACCGCGTCAACCGGCCGCCGTCCGCCCATGCAAAGCATGAGCGCGAAGTCCGCGAAATATTTGTAGCCCGTCGTCGAAGTCTGGCCTTTGCCGGTGGTCTGCTTTACCGGCACTGCCTTGGGGTTGTATGCCGGCGAAATGTAATCTCCCGCCACGTACTGTCGCCCAGCCAGATATTTTACCGGGACAGCTTGCTGGTTGGAATTGATCTGGTCATTGGAAATGTTGGCGAACTTTTTCTGTTTCGTCTCCTGCTGCGCTGTGTTGCCCCAGAGACTCATGGTTTTGGTTTTAGCCGAAACACGGCCACCAGGTGCTGGCTGTAGCTGAAGTCCTGAATGGTGCCCTCGATGACGCCGCGCCGCGGAAGCGCGTTCACGAAATGCAGGTCGTCATCGTAAATGACCGGCATGTGGAAAAGTGATCCGTGCCGCAGAACGAGGATATCGCCAGGCTTGAAAAAGTCGCGTGGCGTTTCGGCGTCACGCTGCATGACGCTGTCGGGAATTTCGAGTTCGACCAGAATTTCTTTTAACTGCCTGCTCTGCGGGTCGTCCGCTTTGCCGCGCAGCCAGTCCAGAATTTTTTCGCCTGTCTGATGCGACTGATAATCCGCCGCCGCGCGTTTAAACACGAACTTGTCCGATGCGCCGATGCGCGAAAAAATCTCGTTCACCAGTCCGATGCAATCGATGGCACCCGTCGGCCCTTTCAGGTCGGGCTCTGGCATGTCGGGAATTTCTTCCACGTAACATTCGGCGAATGGCGTGCCCAGCCACGAGAGTGCTTCCTTGCGCAAAGCCAGGGCAGCTTTGCCGTTATCGAAATAGCTTGGTTCGCTCATGCCTTTTTGCCGCCTTGCGTTTGTTTCGGCTTAATCGCTTTCACGCCAGGATTGACATTTGGAATGTACGGCTGTCCGCCGAAATTGATTCGGTTGTTGAATTTCGTGTCGCACTGATCGATCGAACCGTCGTAGCCCGGATAAGCGTCGATCGACTGGCCGACAACCGCGCTCAGGAGCGGCCGGTCAATGATCAGAATTTCGTAGGGCGACGTGCCGGACCGCGCTGAATGCAAAATGCCGCGCTGTTCTTTCAGGGCACCCGTGCCAGTCTCGAGCCAGCCGCCGGCGAACCATGCGCCTGCCGAGTCTGCGTTGTAGGCTGCAACAGAAGCGATAGTGATGGTCTGCGGGTCGCCGCTCGTAATCAGCGTGCTGATGACCCCCGACATTTTGAACGCGCTCGGAGTGAGTTTCGTTGGAGGACTGAACTGCACGTAATTGTCGGACACCGAAAGCAGGAAGCGCGGGAACTTGCGCTCGAACAAATTCCCGAACGGTATCGCCGTCGCTTTGTAATCCGAATCCACGGACCAGACGTCGCCGTAAAACCTGGAGACAGCAGTGCTCGAACGCGGACTGACTGCGTCCACCTCCACGATTTCAACGGTCAGAATTCCGTTCAGCGCGAACGGCCACAGCTTGTTCAGCGGGTTGCCGTCGAACTTGAAGCTTTTGATGTCAATTTTTTCCTGATCGAGTTTCGTGGTCAGTTTCACGACATCGAACCCGAACGGCGCCGGCACGTAGGTGCCGCGATACGCGCCCGTGTCGCTGATCGTGATCGTGTTTTCGTATGAGGTGAATCTGTCCACGCGAACGCCTGCTTCTGTGAAAATGAACAGGTACGCCGGCTCCTTCAGCGGCGTCGGCGGATTGGCGTATTCGTGCGGCAGTTCCTGAAACTTGATCTTGGTCGTAGCCAGGTATGGCGTAGTGTAAACCCATTCCAGAGTTGCTTCCGCGAAACGCGCGAGCAGCAAATGGCTCAGGATCGATGTCTGCGCGTCGTGCGTCGCGACGTTCTGGTTGATCACGAGCGTGCTGGTGTTGCTGACCGTGGGATCGTCGATGGTGCGCGAAATCTGGTACGGATAAATCGTGTCGTTAGTGTCGATCACGGCGATGAACGGGTCGCCAGGCTGCGCTTCACGTGCAGGATTGGTGAAGAAACTGCTCTCGCAGACAATGTATGTCGGGTTCCCTGAAACCGGGGTGTCCTGCAGCATTCGCAGGTCGCCGCGGAAGGTTGGAATCATAAACCGCAACGTCGTGGCGCGGCAGAACCGCCAGAAGAATTCGATCTTGGCAATGTCAGCGCGATTGTTCTGGTAAAATTCCAGTTCTTGTCCGCGCGCGGTGCGATGGTCGTAAACCCGCTGCTGGTCTTCGCGCAGGAACCCGACGTGCTCGTAAATAATGTCGGGCATCTGCGTCCAGTCGAGTGGCTTTGACCAGTTGGGCATCACGTCCCATTTGGGCAGCGCGGCGAACAGCGGGATGTTTGCGCCGACAATTTTCAGGGACGCAGTTGTCGGCGTGACGCGCGCGGCAAATGTCGAACTCTCCTGCAGCGTGAACTCGGCCTCGAAACTTTCGTCCGTGATCGATTCTGGCCGTGGTCGATCGCTCAATCGACCGGCGATCAGCGGATACAAGGTAGAGCCAGCTGGGTAGACGCGACTGACGCCCACCGGGAGGGTCAGCACCGGGGGCGACACGCTCAGTGAAGCGACCGCCACGATCTCGAACAGCGAAAAGTCCGCGTTGGTAATGATCCAGTTCGCGCTGAACCGCGCCGGCGTGTCGATGAGGGACAGCACCGTGCCGCCGCGCGGAATTGTCGCAGCCAGTTCGCACATGTCGGTCCACAGCGGTGCCACGACCGATTCGCCTCTGATCCGAGTCAGAAACAATCGCAGTTCAGTGGCGTCCGCAGCGTTGTTCATGTACGAACTCCACTTCATTTTATAGCGCGCGCTCTGCGCGAAATTGCGCCGGCTCTCGTTGAAAGTGATCGCTTCTTTGCTGACGTCGGTAGGCAGTTCCAGCGTGACCGTGACTGCGCTCGCCCAGTTGGGTTTCGCAGCCAGGAGCGCGACCTGCTGGCCGTTAACAGTGAAAATGCGCGCTATCATCCGATACCGAGGTCGATACGCCGGCCATTGACGGTATCAAAAATGATCTTCTGTCCTTCGCGCGACGCCATGTGTTTGGTGAGTTGTTTGAGGTCGGTGAACGCGTAGATGTGAACGCCGCCAATGCCGCTCCCGCCAACTACGCCGCCCTTTTGAAAGGCCACTCGGTGGCCGCCCCCCGTCGTGGCACTGCCGAGAATCCCGTGCGGATAGCCGCCCATCGGCGCGGTCATGTGGGCGTTCCGCAATGCGTGCCACATCGAAAGATACTGGCTGTAATTGTAGCCGCCGAACGCGCGCGGCCTGCGTCCGCCCAAATACCATCCCTGATAATTTATCCAGCCCAGCATGTTATTGAAATTCGCGAGGTTGTATGGGTGATGACCGCTCCAGAGCCCGTGGAAAATCGCTCCAGGTCCACCGCGACCGCCTCTGCCGCCACCGTACACCACTGGAATGCCAGGGGAACCGGGACCAAAAACCGTGACCCCAGGCAAATCCACAGGCGGACTGGGAGTCGTGCCGGGACTGTAAGGAGGATTCTCGCCGGTCGTTACTCCCGGCAATTCTGGAATGCCGCCACCCGTGTCCTCTGGAGGAGAATAACTCGGCGGCTCAGTGCTGGGAGGATAAGGTTCAGCGAAAGGATCGGTTCCAGTGTAGATGTCCGGAGTCGGCGCGTCCTGGTAATAGCTTCGTCCTGGTGCCACCACGCCGCCGCGCTCGTAAGCGTTCATCATGTGCAAATTTTCGTAGCCAATCGATTGCGCGCTTTCGCGGTTGATCACGAACTCGCCGGGAGCGAGCATTGCCGGCACGGAATCGGAAGTGCCAGTGCCCCCCACCGAGCCGCCGCTCGACATTGCCTGACCAAGTCCCATCATGGCCTGGATTGCCGCCAGCGCGATGCCGAACGCTTCCGGCGCCTGATAAGCGGCCTGACCCTCGGTCGCGGTCGTTACGGCAGTCGCCGGCGCAGCCCACGCCGCGCCAACCGCAGCTGCAGCGGTCTGAGCCGATGCCGTCGCCTGCGCCTGATTGATCCGCGATATCGCCGCCTGAATCAGCATTTGCTCGACCAGTCTCAGGCCTAACAAGATTATCTGTCTTTCGAGCTCCTGTGCGTTGAATTTTCCAGTGACCAAAAACTGGTTCAATGTCTCCAGCGAAGCGTTGATGGTCTGCTGGATGGTGTGACCGATCTGCGTGGCAACGCTGCCGAACGAGTTCGCCCATTGCTGCAATTCCGCTCGAAGCGGCTGTGCAAGCTTCGCCATGTCCAGCGTCATCCGCTGGATCGTGAATTCCGTTTTGCTTATCTCGGCGTTGACACGCGCGAGTTGCTCTGGATTGAGAAACCCGCTCGCAGCGGATTCCCTGAGCTTGTCCAGATCAAGCTTCATCGTGACCAGCTCGCGGTCGTAACTCTCGGCGAGCGCGCGCTGCTTCTCGTCGATGCCGGCAAAGGGATTCGCGTTGATCAGTTGCTGGGTTTCACGGATGCTTTGAAGCGCGGTATTTTGCTCGCGCAGCATCGCGTTGAATTCCTCCGTGACTTTTACCCATCGCTCGGTTTCTTCCCGCTGAACGACTCTGTTTGCTCTCCTGGCGTCGGCTTGAATCTCCGCTTCGATCTGTTTGTACTGCTCTTGCCTGAGCCGCTCCAAGGCCAAGGTCGTTCGCTCGATTTCGGTTTGAAGTTTTTTCGCCTCTTCAACGCCTTCTGCAGTCTGCAGGTTCGCAGCAGCCTGCTCGGTCTTCAGGCGTTGCAGTTCCTGCCATAAAGCTTCAATTTTTTCCCTGAGCGGCATCGCGCCGATCAATTGCGCCTTGCGGAAGGCGTCCTGCATGTCCAGCAAACTTTGCTGTTGCTTCCTGACCGCATCGTTGGCCTTTAAAGTTTGCTCGACCCATTTGTCCATCTCCTCGTTGAGGCTGATTATCTGGCGCGCGACTACGAAGGCAGCGACGCCAAACGCAGCGACAGCAGGGTTGAGCGAACTGATCAGCGCGCCGAGGGTGCGCGTGGTATTGCCGCCGGCGGCCATCTCCCTGAAAAGCGTGACAGCTTCCGCACGGAATTTCGCGAGGCTGCCGCCAGAGAAAATGAAACTGTCGCCGAGCCCTTTGACCTCCTGAGCTGCCTGCTTGATCGGTTCGACGCTGCCAGTCTTCAGAAATTGTTCCCACGAAAGACCGAGCTGCTTGAATGCAGCCTGCGTGGACATACCCTGGTCTTGGAGAACCTTGAGCTTGGCATTCAGATCATCCAGTGCCTTGAGATCGGCACTCGACGTTACCGGAATATTTAGGCCAGAGTCAGCCATGATGTTTCGTCATTCCTTCCAATGCCTTGCGCAATCGCCTGAATGCTTCGTCGGGATGTTCCGTGTGCGGCGTGATAGAAATTTGCAGGTCGAGAAGCTTCTCTTCACCGCGTTCCACGCACGCGCGCTCATACCATAAAATGATTTGCGGTCCAGAGAACCGCGCTACCTGTTCGGGACTAAGTCCGTAGTAATAGGCGACTGACGCGGCAATTGCTCCGAGAGAGAGGGTTCGTCTTTCCTCTCGCCGTTGTCCATAGCGATCCCGAACGCTGCTCTCCACCTTTTTTGGTCTTTCAGCCACACGCCGAAAAAAGGGAGGTTCAGTTCGCACCCCTTGTCCATCACCGCTTTCGCGCTCTCCAAGCTGAGTGTGTCACCCCAGCCCTTTGGCTTGTCGCAGTACAGATCAATGGCGTCGGACATGTTTCCAAATCCGACCGCCATTGAAAATGCCTGCATTTTCGAGAGCGGAATCTGCCGAACTTTCACCGTCTCTTTCGAGCCGTCCTGGCGTGTTATCTCCAGTTCCGCGCCGCCGACTACTGTTATCAGATCGTCTTCTTTTGTTTCTGCCGGTTGGTCCATCCTTGTCTCCTTACTGCAGACGCTTCACCGTCATTGCCGCCGTCGCTGAAACGGCCAGCGTGATTTTTCGGTAGTCGTCCGGCTTGAATTCGCCGCTCGAATCCGAACTCAGAATGCACGGCACCGTGAAGATGTATCTCGAAGGCGGCACGGCGTCCACGGCGGCACCTTTGTTTGAACCCGAATCATCTTCAGCGTGCACCTCAAGCGTGCCAGGCCGATTGAGAACCTGCAGCGCAGTCACCGAATCATAGGTGAGCGCAGGGCAGCTATATGTCACCACGCTCGCACCGGCAACGAGTGTACTCGACAACGGGAAATAAATTTTCCCGGCGCCGCGATCAATCACGTAGTCCGCCGAATATCCTTCCACTTTACTGGAGGGCGTCGTAAGCGACGCGTTGAACAGACCGTATTTGCCGATGTCGAGCGTTGCGCCCAGCATCGTAGTGGCAAAGGTGAAGTTGAACGTCGCCGCAGTTCCGAGTGTCTGCGCGAAGTTTGCATTGACGATGCCGCCCCACGCAAAGGAAAGCAGCGGACTGACAAACTCGTCGAGTGTCAAAGTCCAGAGTGCCTGGCTCGCGTAAGCGTCATACCGATCCATCGAAAGAACACCGCGACGCGCGTCGAAATGCTCCTTGCGTTTGATTCCGAAATCGACCTTGAACATTTCCATGTTACCCAGGTCGACTCCCTGTGTTGCTCCCGTAGGCGTAAAGTAGCCTCTACCAGTGAGGCGTTCCTGC